CCTATCCAGCCGCGCATCACTCGCACCCCCTAGTGGATCAGCGCCCGGCACCCATCAAGCGAGCTGACTGAGCTTCATCAGCAGCAGACCCCGACGCTAAGGGAAGCCCCGTCTCTCCTACGGATCAGGCGGCGGGCGGGGATTTCATCGGCGAACAACCCTAGAGGATTCGCCTCAGAACAGACATGAAACAGACAAAACCCAAGCGAGAAGCGCCAGCAACCGCGTTTCAGCCGGGGCAGTCTGGAAACCCTGGTGGGCGTCCAAAGCTGCCCCCCGAGGTGCGAGAGATGGCCAAGGCGTACACAGCCGAGGCAATCCAAACGCTGGCCGAAGTCATGCGCAATGAATCGGCCCCTCCTGGTGCGCGAGTGACCGCAGCCGAGAAGCTGCTTGATCGCGCTTGGGGCAAGTCTGAATCGACTGTGAATGTCAACGACAACAGAACACCCCGCGACCTCTCAACAGCCGAACTCCTCAGCGCAATCGCTGCTCTTGGAGTTGTTGGCAAGGAGGAAGGCGCAGGAGGCGATCAGGCCGTTCATTGAGTACCTGGACCTCGGATTCAAGCCCGCCAAGCACCATGTGATGCTTTTGGAGGCTTTGGAGAAGGTCGAGCGAGGCGAGATTGAGCGGCTCATGGTCTGCATGCCGCCAGGCTCTGCAAAGAGTACTTACACCTCGGTTGTGTTCCCGTCGTGGTTCTTGGGGCGCAACCCAAAGTTGTCAGTTATCGCAGCCAGCCACACACAGGAGCTTGCGGAGCGATTCGGGCGGCGCGTTCGGAACTTGGTCGCTGCCAAGGAGTTCGCTAACGTCTTCGGCATCAGTGTGGCGGATGACTCGGCTTCGGCTGGCCGCTGGGACACAACTGCGGGCGGTGAGTATTTCGCTGCCGGTGTTGGTGGATCGATCACTGGCCGACGCGCTGACCTGGCTGTCATTGATGACCCAGTGAAGAGCCGGGAAGACGCTGACAGCGAGCGAAGCCGTGAAAAGGCTTGGGATTGGTACACAAACGACCTTCTGACCCGTCTCAAGCCTGGGGCGCGTCAGATTGTCGTGATGACTCGCTGGCATGAGGATGATCTAGGCGGGCGCATCTTGGCCCGTGAGCGTGATCGCTGGCACGTCATTGAGATTGCAATGGAGGCGCTGCCGGGTGATCCGCTTGGCCGCGCTGTCGGTGAGCGGCTGTGGCCTGAGTGGTTTACCGATGACATGGTGAAGGTCGCCAAGATGGACACGCGAGCATGGAATGCGCTGTATCAGCAGCAGCCAGCGAGCGAGGATGGTGACTACTTCAAGGCGGATTGGTTCGGTGAGTACGTTGTGCCTCCGGATGGCTTGAACATCTACGGGGCGAGCGACTACGCAGTCACGGAAGGCGGCGGCGACTACACCGAGCATGGCGTTTTCGGTGTGGATGCCAATTCAAACCTCTATTTGTTGGACTGGTGGTACGGACAAGCCGCTTCGGACGTGTGGATTGAGCGGTTTTGTGATCTGGCAATTGACCACAAGCCGCTGTGCTGGTTTGGTGAGTCGGGCCCGATCCGGCGAAGCATCGAGCCGTTTTTGATGGCTCGCATGAATCAGCGCAGGGCATTCAGCCGCATTGAATGGCTGGCGAGCATCAGTGACAAGCCAACCAGGGCGCGGGCGTTTCAAGCGCTCGCAAGCATGGGCAAGGTTTTCTTTCCGAAGCACGCGACATGGAAGGCACATGTGATGGGCCAGTTGCTTCGCTTTCCTGTTGGCAAGAACGATGACGCGGTTGACGTGTGCTCACTGATTGGCCGAGGGCTTCAGCACATCAATGCGCCAATGAACAGGCAGCAGCCAAGGATGAACACATCATGGATCAGGTGACAGAACCGAAACGACGCGGCAGGCCCCCGAAGGCCGAAGCCGAAAGCAAGCCGGAGCAGGTGAAAGCCTCCCCGGCTTTTTTTGTGCCTGTGCCTGCGTACTTTGCCGAGGTGCCGCTGAACGAGCAGTGTCCCGCCGACATCGTTTTGGCGTTCCGTTCGCTGTTGGGTGTGGTGTGTTCGTTCAAGGCTGGTCGCTTGGTGTGCGCTGATGGCCGAGAGTTCCGCGCTGTCGTTGCTGATGGCCGCGTTGAGGTGTACGAGCAATGAATTACGAAGCCGGTCACGAAATGTCTGATGACGTGGACGAAGCGGATCGGGAGTTGCTCGCCATCTTGGACGAGGACTATTCCGATGCGCAGTTCTACACGGATGACGTCATCGGGCCTGAGCGTGCCAAGGCTTTGGATTACTACCTGCGCCGTCCGATGGGTGACGAGCGCGAAGGCCGCTCCAAGGTCATCAGCCCCGAGGTGTACAAGGTCGTTGAGGGTGTAAGCACTGCCATTGCCGACATTTACGTCAGCACTGAAAAGGCCATCGAGTTCACAGCTAAGAAGCGAGAAGGCATCCAGCAGGCCAAGCAGCAAAACACGCTGGTGAACTACGTGTTCTACGTGCAGAACAACGGGTTCTTGAACCTGATTGAGTGCATCAAGGACGGTGTTTGGCTCAAGACCGGCTACCTGACGTGGCGCTGGGAAACTAAGCAAGTCATGACGCAGGAGCGATACAACTCGCTCACGCCTGATGCGCTGTACATGCTGGCCTTCGACTTCCCCGAGGCGCAGATTGTCGAGCAGACGCAGAACGAAGACGGCACGGTTAGCATCGTCCTGAATGTGGTCAAGAAGACCGGCCAGGTTGTCGTTGAATCGGTGCCGCCTGAGGAAATCCTTGTATCGCCCCGCGCCCGCTCGCAGGACGTGAGCAAGGCGCCTGTTGTGATCTGGCGCACCGACAAGACCAAGGATGAGCTTCTCAAGTGCGGCTATGACGAGGAAAAGGTTGATGCCATCTCCTTCAGCCGCTCTCAATACGATTCTCCTGTTTGGCGTCGCGCCGATGATGCTGAATCGGAGTTGACCGGCCAGGCCGAAATCCGCACACATTGGCGCGAGATTGACCTTGACGGCGACGGCATCCCCGAGCTTCGCCGCATCGTGCGCTCCGGTTCGGTGATCCTTGAAAACGAGATCGTTGACGAGATCAACCTGAGCGCATGGACTCCGAGCATTCAGCCGCATGAGTTCTTTGGCCGCTGCCCCGGTGACGATGCGACAGAGACTCAAGAAACGATGTCCACCCTGAAGCGTCAGGTGTTCGATAACGTGTATCACGCCAATAACCCCATGTGGCGGGTTGATGAGTCTGACGCACGGGTCAACATCGAGGACTTCTACAACCCCGAGATTGGCCGACCTGTGCGCGCCCCTCAAGGTGCAGCCGAAGCCATCGCAATCCCATTCGTCGCTCAACACACCTTCCCCTTGTTGGAGTTTGAGCAATCCAATCAAGAGAACGTCACCGGCTACACGCGCTACTCGCAAGGCTTGGACGCCAAGAGCCTGAATCAGACGGCTCGCGGAATGGGCATCATCACCTCGATGTCGCAGCAGCGAATCAAGATGATGGCGCGCATCTTTGGTGAGTTGTGCCTCAAGCCCTGCCTGCGCGGCATCGCAAAGCTCTTGAGCCAGCACGCGGACCAGGCTTTCACCGTTCGCCTCACTGGTGATGAGTTCGTTGACATCGATCCGCGTGACTGGAAAGACGAGTACGACATGGCCGTCAATGTCGGCTTGGGTGTTGTTGACAAGGATCAGCAGCAAATGCAGTTGATGGCCGTTGCTCAGGCTCAACAGGCTGCGGTGGCTGGTGGTGGGCTTGGCAAGTTGGTAACGCTCAAGAACCTATACAACGTCCAGGTCAAGCTCGCAGAGACAGCAGGCATCAAAGACCCGGCGTTTGCTTGGACTGACCCCGACACGGTGCAGCAGCAGCCGCAGCCAAACCCCGCCGAGATGCAGATGCAGGCCGAAAAGCAAAAAGCCGAGATGCAGATGCAGCTTGAGAAATATAAGGCCGACCAGAAGGCCGAGATTGAGCGATTCAAGGCTGAACTCAAGGCGCAAACCGACATGCAGATTGCAGAGATGCGCGCCATGTTCCAGCCTCAACAAGTACAGGTGCCGATGTGAGTGATGACAAGGTTGCCCGCGCAGAACGCGCCGCAATGATCCTCAATGACCCGCTCGTCATTGAAGCCTTCGACGGCTTGGAGCGAGGTGCCATTGAGCGCCTTGCAGCTTGTGACGTTCACGACAAAGAGCGCCTTGCAACTCTCACGATGGGTCTGCAAACCATTCGCGCCGCTCGTCGCCGCTTCTCGCTGTGGATCAGTGAAGGCGAAGCAGAGGCACGCAAGCAAATTCAACGCGAGGAAGTGCCCTCGTTGATCGACCGATTCAGGCGACGGGCATAAGCCTTGCCGCTGCTGAATAGACCGCCTTCGGGCGGTTTTTTCGTTTAAGGACGAAAGACATGGACGAACTGGACAACCAGCAGGCGGGCCCGGAAACGGACAACCCCCAGCATGGCCCGGAAGAGAGCATTTTTGACATGCTCCCTGATGACGAGGGCGCACCGCCTGAAGCGGACGAACTCGATGACGGTGACGACGATCAAGGCGACGGCCAAGACGACGCACCAGAAGCGGAAGCCAAACCTGAAGAGGTGAAGCAACCCGCAGACGATGCCGAATATGAGCTTCCTGATGGCCGCAAGGTCAAGGTTGCCGAAATGGCGAAATCGTTTGTGGATTTCACAGCGAAGACGCAGGAGTTGGCCCAGGAGAAGCAGCAAACGAGGCAGCAAGCCTTCGACGCCATTGCCGAGGTTCGGCAGGCGCAGGCCCAGCAATTTGCCTTGGTTGCTCAACACATCACGCAACTGGTCGCGCCAGGCGTGAACGAGCAGGCGTTGTACCAACTTGCTCAACAAGACCCGGAAGCGTACTTCCAACAGAAGGCGCGACTGGATGCCGCACAGAACTTTGTTGCTCAGATCACGCAGCACTCGCAATCGCTGATGCAGCAGGCCGAACAAGCCCGCCAGCAAGCGCAAGCAGAGGTTTCGCAACGTCAGGAGCAGCAGAAACAAGAAGCCGCCCAAGTGCTGCAACAGCAGGCTTGGTTTACACCGGACTTCTGCAACAAAGCGATGGCCTACATGAAGGGCACCGGGCTCGCGCCTGATGTCATCAACGCCATCAACAACGGCCAAGGCGGGGCCGCAGCCGTGCAACTGATCCGTAAGGCGATGTTGTACGACGAAGCGCAGAAACAGCGCCAAACCGCCAAGCAACCGCCCAAGCAATCCAAGGTGACGCCAGGTGCAAAACCGGCTCAGGGGCTGCTTGCGCAATCCAAGAAATCGCAGGCTCTGTATGAGGCTGGCGTCAAAGGCGACAAACGCGCCGCTGGACGCTGGTTGAGCCAGAACCTGCCCGAAGCATGAGGTAATCATCATGGCCGCTCCAACCAACATTTACCAAACCTTCAGCCTCCGTGGCGCTGCTGAGGATGTCGATTCCAAAATCTACAACCTCGACCCCGAAGAAACCCCGTTTGCCTCTTCGCTGCCCAGCGAGAAGGTGACGGCTCGCATCCATCAATGGCAAGAGGACACGTTCGCCGCCGCGAACAAGGACAACGCCATGACGGAAGGCGATGACTTCTCCGGTCAGGCTCAGAGCCCCACTCTGATGCTGCAAAACACCGTGCAGACCTTCCGCAAGGATGTGGTCACCTCGGGCCTGGCAAACGCCATCAAGAAGTATGGCCGACAGTCCGAACAAGACTACCTGCTTGAAAAGGCAACGGTGGAAATGCGCAAGGACGTGGAAGCCGCCTTCTTGTCCAACAACCCCGCAGTCGCTGGCACCGCTGGCACTGGTGGCACCCCGTCGAAGCTGGCCGGCCTGGAAATCTACGCCAACGTCAACGTCTCGCACGGCGCTGGTGGCTCATCCGCCGCCATCTCCAACGCGACCCTGCCGACCACTGCCCCGACCGATGGCACCACTCGTGCGCTGACTGAAGCCATTTTCACGGCCTCGATGCGCACCATGTGGGAAAACGGCGGCAAGCCCAAGGTTTGCTACCTGTCCATGCTGCAAAAGGCAACCGTCAACACCTTCGCCGGTATCGCTGACCGTCGCGTTGACGTTAAGCCCAAGGGCATGGCTTCGGTGATCGGCGTGGTTGACATCTACGTGTGGGAAACCGGCCCCGTGGCGTTCGTCCCGGTGTACTCGGACCGCATCCGCAACCGCACGCTGTTCATCACTGACGGCGAGTCGGTCAAGCGCGGCTACATCCGCCCGGTGTCGAAGAAGGCCATGGGTGCGACTGGCGACAACACCAAGACCATGTTGGTGCATGACGCCACCCTGAAGGTGACCAACCGCAAGGGCGTCGCCAAGATCGCCGACCTGAGCTGATCGTTTCACAACGAACCAAGAGGGGCCCTTCGGGGCCCCTTTTTCATGCCATGAGCAAAGTCCTATTCAATCGCAACGCCTATTCGCGTACTTGGTGGCACACCAACCCCGACAAGCCGGGAGAGGTCACGCTTGAAAAGGAGTTTGATCGGGCCCCCGTGCTTGAGCACTGCGCGCAGATGCGCAACGAAGTTCAGCAGACCGGCGAGCTTCGCAAAGCCATGAGCATCCCAACCTCGGTGTTCTTCAAGCTGCTGCAAGAAGGAAAGATTTCCGGGCAGTGGGTAGATGGTGGCGGCCTGGCTATCGAGAAATCGGAGCTTGAGCGCCTCTTCCGTGATCCTGAACTGGCGTTGCTGCGCTGCATGGACAAGCTGTGAACTATTCCGAACTCAAGACAGAGATCGCGGCATGGGTCATTGATTCCACCGCTGCCGGGCGTGAAGCGTCGTTCATCACGCTTGCAGAGGCTGAGATTTCCGCCGATCTGCTGGTGTCGCCGATGAACTTGGAGCAATCGGTTTCAGTGTCTGCCGGTGCTCGGGTTGTGCCACTGCCTGACAACGTAATCGACCCGATTGAGTTCCGCATGAATGGGCGTCAGTTCATCATCAAGAACCGGGTTGAGTTGGACCGCATGGAGGCTGGCCAGGCCGAGTACATCGCCACCGAGTTCTATGGTGCATTGATTGGGCGCGAGTTGAAGGTGTTCCCCGCCTTGCCCGCCGGATCTGTGGTGATCCATGCCAAGTGCGCCATGCCTGCCCTGTCTGATGCTGCACCAACAAACTGGCTGCTGACTGCCTTCCCGAATGTGTACCTGTTTGGCGCGATCCACAAGGCGGGGCTATTCCTGCGTGATGCAAACATCATCGCTCTGGGTGAGAAGGAGTATCAGAAGGCGCTTGCCTCGGTTAATCGCCAGTACACCTATCGCGGGCAGATGGCGGCTCCGACCATCCGGGGGATTCGATGACCCCGTTGCTCGGCTTCTCTCCTGACGTTGAGCCCACGACACCGGGCGCGATCATGGAGTGTCAGAACCTGATTCCCGATCCGAAGGGGATGAGGGCTGCGCCGAGTGCTGCCGATGCTGGTTTGTCGGCTCTGGCGGCTGCGTGCCGTGGGTCTGCTGTGACTCGCAACCTGACGGGCAATTCGCGTTTGTTTGCTGGCACGTCGTCCAATGTGTACGAATTGGGCGGGACAACGTGGTCTAGCGTGTCGTCTGGTCACTCGCTTGGCTCTGATGACGTGTGGCGCTTCGTGTCGTTTGGCAATGATGCGCTCGCGGTGTGCCCGTCTGTGGGGCTGCTTCGCTCTACCGGCGCTTCGTTCTCGTCGGTCGCTGGTGCGCCTGCTGCGAAGGTCATCGCGGCGGCTCAGGGCTTCGTGATGCTGCTCAATCACGGCACGACCGCAGATGGCTGGAAGTGCTCGGGCTACCTGGATGTGACGACCTGGACGCCTTCGGTTGCCACGCAGTCCAACGAAGGCCGTTTGATCGAAGGGCAGGGCGCTATCACTGCTGGGCTGCGGATGGGTGACACGGTTGTCGCCTACAAGGAGCGTGGCATTTTCGTGGGCATCTACGTCGGCGGCGATGTGGTGTGGCAATGGACGATGCCAGTTGGTGACGTTGGCTGTGTGGGCGTTGAGGCTGTGGCTGACACCCCTCGCGGCCATGTGTTTGTCGGCTCGGACAACGTGTATTTGTTCGACGGTCACCGGGCGCAGGCTGTGGGCGACCAGATCCGCCAATGGTGGATTGACAATTCATCTTCCCAGTTCCGCTATCGGACGAAACTGATGTGGGATCGCGATAACGCCTTGGTGTGGATGTTCTACCCCGGCGTGAACTCGTCGGAGTGCGACCGGACTTTGGTCTTTCATGTCCCGACTGGTCGCTGGGGTGTGTCTGACCTGACGGTCGAGGCGGTGCTCAACTACACGTCGCAGGGTCTGACCTACGACACGGCTGCGAGCCTTGGCTACACCTACGACAGCGGCCCTGCGTTCTCCTACGACTCGCCTTTCTGGCTTGCGTCCAAGTCCAACCCGGCCATTTTCTCGACCGATCACAAGATCAAGTCGCTGACCGGCATTCCGTCTGAATCGACTTTCACAACTGGCGATTACGGGGACGAGTCTCAATCTAGCTATTTGGGTCGCGTAGATGTGCGTTGGTCGCGTCAGCCTGATGCAGCTACGGCAACGGGGTACACCAAGACATCGAGCGGCGCGGCTGACTCTGAGGGCTCGTTGTCCGTGTTCGACGGATCCAAGTTCCCGATGCGGCAAACCGGGCGATTCCATCGTGTGCGGTTCGACTTCACCGGGGACGCTCGGCTTTCTGCGATTGACCTGAAGTTGCAGCCTGCGGGGGTGCGATGAAGAAACTGCCCGTAGAGCCTCGCCTGCCGAATCAGGCTGGCTTGGTTCAGCGTGTCAATGAGTTGTTCCGCGCTGTGGCTTTGTCCGTCAACGAGTTGATTGACCGTGTTTCGACGCCTCTGAGCGTGTCGGCTGTGACGGTCGGGGCTTCTCCGTTCGATTACGTCGCTGCTCGCGATGGCTTTGTGTCCATCGTTGGCGGCACGGTGTCGGCTGTGGCTTACGTCCGCGAAGGCGTG